ACTAAAAAAGATCTTTCCTAAAGAGAGATGGAGTAAGAATACTACTGTAGAAGAGCTTGCATTTAATGCTGGTCAGTTAAATGTTATTGATACTATTGAAGCAAGGCTTAAGGCAGAAGGAATTAAATCTCATGTACTTCAGTGATTACAAACTAGGGGATTCCTTTAGTGTAGCACCTGATGCAGATTTATACATGGTAAATGAGTACGAAAGTAGCTCAGAGTATTACCTTAGGAGCTTTTACTCAGAAGGAGCAGATCTTCCATTTGCTGTAGCTATGGTATCCTCTCTTGGAGAGATAGGTTTATTGGGCAACATCATTACAGGTAATGCTAAAGAGTTTTATACCCTGCTTGTAGTTTTCTGTGCAGAGGCATTTGCCTTCGCAGGAACTCCTGCTCTTTACACAGGCTTTGATCCTAATGAGCGAGACACTCGCTGGAAGAGGTTCTTAGGTATGCAAGTAACAGAGGAGCAGTGGCCGGAACATACAGAGCGGGGATTGGTAACACACCACTTCCCATTAACTAATTGGGTGAGGTGATTTATGAGTTCAGTATGGAAATCAATTAAGAAAGGCGCGAGTTCTATGGCTAGAACTACTAAGGGTGCCATGAAGGGAGATCTAGAAGATATTGGCAACCTGCTCAGCCTTGGCGGTCTTGACCGCGGCACAAAGATGCTGGGAAAGGTAAGTGAAGCGATTCTCCCAGAAATGCCGGACATTAACATTCCTGAGGCCCCACCCGCACCGGGGGCAACTCCCGGCGTGGTACAGAGCAAGGCAGCTAGTGTAGACTTAGGTGCTACCGAGGGAGCAAGACGCCAATCAGGTTCAGCTAAAGGTTCTCGCAAACTGCGTGTTCCTCTTGGCGGACTACGCTAAGGGGCCATCATGATTGAATCAGTTCAAAGTATGTACAGTGAATTAAGCGGGAAGCGCAGTGTAGTCGAGACCCGCATTGAGCGGTACGCAGGCTGGACTGTTCCTTCCCTATTCCCCTTGGAAGGCTCTACTGAGTCTGACGAGATCCAACAGGACTTCCAATCCTTCGGTGCCCAAGCAGTTAACCATCTAAGCAACAAGCTGATGATGGGCCTGTTCAGTGCATCCCGCCCGTTCTTTAGGCTGGACGCCAGTGCTAAGATCAGGGAGCAGATTGAAGCCGCTGGTGTTCCTGCTGCTGAGATAGACACAGCACTCCAGAATGCTGAGAAGGAATCCGTTAAGGAACTTTCTCGTATGGGGGCACGAGATCCCTTGACTGAGATGCTGAAGCAATTGATCGTAGTAGGCGACTCACTATTGTTTGTTCCTCCTGAGGAAGACCAGCGTCTGCAGGTGTACTCGCTACGTAACTATGTTATCAAGCGCAACCTGTCAGGTGACGTTGTTAAGATGATCACCTGCGACAACAAGAAAGTTGAGTTCCTGCCAGACAAAGTTAAAGCAGCACTAAAGGCAGCTAAGCCGATAGTTAAAGACACCGACGATGTTAAGCTATACACCTACGTAATGTGGGATGCTGACCGTAAGAAGTATATCCTGACTCAGCACGTTGACGAGCTACAGATTACAGACAAGGGCGACGAGGGCGTATACACAATAAAAACCCTACCGTTCATCTCAGTAACATGGAAGCTGATCCGTGGCGAAGACTATGGCCGTGGCCTCGTAGAAGATTACGCTGGCGACTTCCATGCTATGTCTAACACTGAGCGCACTATCAATGAGCTTATGGGCCTGATCTCTCAGGTTAAGGGCCTAGTGCATCCCGCTGGACTCACTGACGTTAATGAACTTAACGCTACTCCCAACGGGCAATGGTGCTCAGGCCGCGAGGAAGACATCGCCCTAGTAACCTTCGACAAGCTACGGGATATCCAAGGGCTGCAGGCGTACCTAGACAAGAAAGAGATCAGACTATCTCGGGCATTCCTGATGGACACCAACCAGATCCGGGACGCTGAGCGCGTAACGGCTGAGGAGATCAGGCTTATTGCTCGTGACCTAGAGACAGCGCTTGGTGGTGTATACACTCGCCTTGCACAGACTCTACAGTTGCCAATTGCTAACCGGCTGATGCTGCGTATAGGACTAGAGATCGAAGGCGAAGAGATTGAGCCTATCATCATTACTGGCCTAGATGCACTGTCTCGCTCAGGTGATCTTGAGTCGTGGAGAATGTTCGTTAACGATGCAGCTACACTGGATGCTCTGTCACCAGAGATCCGCAGGCACCTAAGCGAGAGCCGCATCTTGAAGCACCTTGCCGCTAACAACAGCCTTGATCAGGGTATGGCCTTTAAGACGCCTGAGGAGCTACAGCAGATGGCTCAAGCAGAGCAGGCACAACAACAGCAAGCCGTTGCGGAAGAGGTCGCAGTTAAGACAGCACCGCAAGTAGCAAAGAACCAAGGAGAATAAATGAGCTTAGCAGGCGTTCAACCAGCGAACACTAATGAGATGCCAGTAGCACCCGTAGCTGCTCCGGCAGAGGCACCAGTTGAGCCGGTCACAGAGCCGGTCGCTGAGGCACCCGCTGCAGTAGAAGCTGCACCCGCTACCACTGATAAGCCTACGTTACCTGAAGTAAAAGAAGAGGCCAAGCCGGAGGAGAAAGCAGAGGCAGAGGCTTCTGAAGATCTCCCGTATGAGTCTACTGGTAACGAGTACATGGACGAGGTGCTATCCGCTTTCCACGAGGGCGGCGTAGACTTTGATAAAGCATTCGGAGTATTCTCTGAGTCTGGCAAAGAAGAAGACATTGACCTTGTATACATTGAATCTGTTCTAGGCCGCGCAGCTACGCAGGGTATCCTTGCTGGCGTCAAGGCTGAGAATGCTAAGATCGAAGCTGAGGCAGTAGCAACTGCTGAAGTTGTACACAAGGCTGCTGGTAGCAAAGAGCTGTGGGACGGTGCCTGTAAATGGATTGCCTCAGGCAAGTCAGGTCTAACCAAGGAAGGATGGGACCAGTACAATACAATGCTCGCCGCTGGCGGCATTCAATCTGAACTCGCAGCAAGGGAGCTATCCAATATGTACCAGCAGTCACCCGGTTTCACCAAGCCCGCTAATCTAATGGAAGGTGATGCAACTGCTCAGCCGTCAAGTGTTGAGCCAATTTCTCGTCGTCAATATGCCGAAGAGTTAAATAAAGTCGTCCGTACCAATGGCGAAAATAGTCCAGAGGCACAATTACTGCACCAGCGTCGGCAAGTAGCCATGCAGCGTGGATTGTAATTTATTTGTGGAACTAAGAAGATAATAAATTAGGAGTTAAATTTATGGGTTATCCAACTGATTCAACGGGCCTGTCCCGCTCAGGTCTTGAACTTGCCGCAGTAGGCTCAGCAACAACTGTACAACCTTTGCACATTGAACAATACGGTGGAATGGTTGAAGGCACCTTCGCTAAGAAGTCCTTCATGCGTTCATACGTTTCTATCAAGCCCATCCGTGGTACTGATACCGTTACTAACGACCGCGTTGGTGAAGCTACTCTCCAGAAAGTTGTCCCGGGCGTTCGTCCTGATGCTTCTGTTGCACAGTTTGACAACGTAAAGGTTAAGGTCGATACCATTGTATTGGCTCGTAACAACGTAGCACTGCTTGACGATTTCCAAGCTCACTACAATGTCCGCTCTGAGCTGGGCCAAGAGCACGGTAAGACACTGGGTAAGTTCTTCGATGAAGCCTTCATTATCCAAGCAATCAAATCCGCGTTCATCGTAGCTGCTGTTGACAACCAATCTGTCCAAGCTGGCGAAACTGGTCTGCCTGATGGCTGGTACGGTGGCACTAAGGTTACACTCGACGCTGTAGGCGATGAGACTGATCCTGACCTGCTGCAGAAAGCAATCGAAGATGTATGCCAAGGTATCGAAGAGAACGATGTTGACCTCGACGGTGGCGTTATTCTTGTAGGTCCTGCTGAGTACTACACTCTGCTGCGTAACGATCGACTGATCAACTCGCAATACAGCATGGGTAACGGCGACTATGCTGAAGGCATGGTACTTAAGTCCTGTGGCCTTCCACTGGTCAAGACTAACCGTATCCCGAAAGCTGCTGTAAGTGGCCACTTCCTGTCCAACACAGGTAACGGTAATGCTTACGACACCACTGCTGAGCAAGGCCGTACCAAGGTACTTGTTATGCTTCCTAAGGCACTGCTTGCTGGCGAGACCATCCCGTTGACCTCTAAGGTTTACTACATGGACTCAGAGCTGCAATGGTT